ATTCCTGTGGCTATGGCTAACTCCACCAGGATTCGATTTACGCTTCCGGCGGCGTAACTTTTGGGAGAACGTCACCGACTGTCACGTCGGCCACTGTTTCACACCAAATCTCATAGCCCTTGATTGGCTTGCCACCAGCTTCACGCTTCATTGCATTCCACGCAAGGAAGAGAAGATCAGAGATTCCGATCTTCTCCTGCGCTTGCGAGATTGTGCTGCCTGTCTTTTGTTCCCACTTAGCCCACTCTGGCGGCTGAGCCGTGTAAGTGCCGAACTCGCCTGACGTGTATTCGATTGTGATTGGTAGTCTCATTCTGTGCTCCCGTTTCTATTGATTAACTGAATGTATCGGCTGGCTTGCCATCGACTAACATAGCCCAAGAATCAGTTTGTGCTTCTGGAGCAGTGCCGCCAACGGAAGGAAATACTGGATAGACGTTGCATGTAAAGACTGCGCCAGTAACGGCAGTGAATGACACGGCCAAAGTTGTGTTTGGAGCAGTATCAGCAGCAGTCCACATCGCTTCAAAGAGTGATGATGCAACGCCCCAATCTGCAAGAAGCTCAAGGTTAAGCGTCCATTGATCATCGATGTGCTTATAGGCTTTTCCATCTAGTGTTTGATAAGTCGTAATGACGGGCGCATTGACTAGCGTTGCGGCCGTTGTTTGTGCGTCGTAGTTCACTGTGGCGATTGTTAAAACTAGGTCTCTCGCCGTGACGATTGTTGTTGGCATTTTTTGCTCCTTATATTGTCTGTTGTGTGTAGTAAGTGCTGACCGAGAGATCCGCCACTAGTAGATTGGTCGCGCCGACCTGTTGAATTGTCGGACGTTGCACGTCTCCGACTTCGTAACCTGCTGGCATAGCTGCCATGATGCTGATAACAAGCTGCTCAAGATTGTCGAGTGCTCCGGCCGTGTTGTTATAGGCAACGGCCGCAGTAACCACGAAATTGATTTTCACGCGTACCGCAGATTTGCCGATTGTAGTCGTTTCCAAATAGGGCGAATCCGGAACAATTACACAAGCTGGAGGAATTACCGCCTCTGGCGGAGACGAATACACAGAAGCCACGACGCCAGAAAGAGCAGTTGCAAGAGTGCCTCTGACGTTAATTGCGATTGATGTAGGTGTAGGCATCACATGGCCATCGTTGAAACGTCGATGTAATTACCTAATAAACCTATGACACGATTTTGCAGTGATCGACCCATTCGATATGGCGACGGCGTAAAATCCACGCCTTCAATCTGACCACCTGGAGCGACCACGCTCTGGAATATCTCAACGCTGACGATGGTGACCGCCTGCTCGACTGCGTCGGTATTCGCGTAAAGCGTGGCCGCGTCTGCCCCAGATAGGTAAGCAACTCCGCCAGGAATTACTGGACGAAAAGTAATGTCTGCATTAGTAATGGCAGAAGTAAAGTAGAAATATGGAGCCGGATATGCGAAAGGTAAGTAAGGAAAAGGATCATAATAATTTGATGTGACTGTCTGTGTTCCGTTAAATGTAGCTGGAACGCAACCTGTGACCACAACACTTTGACCGGCCACGAATGTGTTCGGCTTTTGTGTAATGTAATAGGCGACATTGTTTTGAAGATAAACGGCGGCGACGGAATTCTGGTTGGCAGTCAATAGCGGCAGAATTACCTGCTCAGCAGAATCAATGATTCCTTCAAGATAAGCGTCAGAATAAAGGGCGACAGAGACGCCAAGAACCGTCCGAAGGCTTGCTACGGTAATGATTGCTGGCATCTCTGTCTCCTTTATGTGAGCTGCTGGGCTAGATACGGGAGCGCACCTAGCCCATGATTAGTTTGCTTAGGTTAGGTTAAAGCGACGTAGGCCACCTGCGAAGGTTGCTTGCGCTGCGATATAGCCGTAGAGCATGATTTCAATCTCTCCTGTTGTTGGCACATTTGTGGCCAATGTTAGAGCTGGAGATTCAAAGATTTCGATTGAACGTGGCTCGATGATGAATGCTGATTCATCGATTGATGTTGAAACCATATTTGGATCAACGTAGTAATCAAGCCCAAGTACGTTTCCGCGAATAGATGTTGGAATTGCAGATCCAGCATTGTTCATAGGATTTCCAGCATTGTAAATTGGACGCCCAGTTGTATCGGTTGCGCCGAGAAGCGTAGTCCAGATTGAAGTACCTGAAACGAATGACTTAGCAGTGCGCTTTGTTGCAGTGTAAGCAGCTGGTGCTTCTGTTGATACGAATGAAATCAATCCGGCTGAATCAGCAGCAGTTGCAGTTGCCTGTGTTCCACCAGCAGTGATTTGAGCAATTACATAAGCATCAGTTGCCTGAGCATACGCATCGCGAAGATTTTGAAGCATAATTTCATAGAATGATGGATCTGAACGATCTAGCAATTCTACTGAGTAACGCTGGAATCCAGCCTTCTTGATTACTGTTGCATTGACGTAAGCTGAAGTGATCGCTGTAGTTCCAGTTGGATCTCCTCCTTCGGCCACTGTCGCGGCCGTACTGTTAGCCGTAATTTTAGGAATAGAAACCGTCATTCCGTAGCTATTAAGTGGACGTGTTCCACCGCAAGCTTCAATGACTGGACGATCTGCGTTTGTGTTAGTTGCTACATCGCGAACGTATGAAACTGGTGAGAACGCTGGATTTGTTGTGAATGAATCGTCAGCTGCTTTTACATACTGACGAGAATCTTCATTGCCAAGTCCTGCCTTGATTGTGTGCTCAAGGTATGCGCCGCCAGTTGTAATTGGTGAACGTGGTGACGTGAAATAGAGCGGACGAGATGCCTCGGCCTGTACGACTTTGGAAGCCTCAACCGTTTCGGCTGGTGCTTCTGTGACGGTTGGAGTTGTTTCCACTTCGTTTTCTCCTTCGGTAGTTTGTTCTTCTGTTTCCACATCGGATTCAGAAACTTCTGGCTCACTAGCTGCAACGGCGACTTTTGCGCTTGCTATTGCTGGATCTGTTACCAGTGAGACTTCTTTGAGCGCACTTGCGCTAATAACTAGAACGCCATCGACGTTCTTATACTTTTCAGCTAGAACGCCGACACTAAAGCCATCGCGTAATCCAGAACTGGCCTCGACAAGACTGTCGTTGCCGGCCGTTGTATTTCCGATGGCGAAAGTTGCGTCAATTCCATCGTCGGTGACTTTGTAAGATTTTAAGAATCCAATTGGAGATTCACGGCGATGCTCAAGTAATAATTTCGTAGTATCGCTAAAAGTAATTGAGCCAGGCTTGAACATAGTTGAGCCGGCTGATGTAGAGCCCTCTTCATTCCAGGTGACGATGCGTCCAGAGATTTCGCGCTTTGGAAAATCCGTGGCCGTGACTTTGATTGAGAAATCTAGATTCATCGGAGTTGGCTTTGTTTCTTTCATCGGATCATTTCCTCTTCTAGTCGGATTTCATCGGAAGTAAGAGCTCCGATGTCATAGAGAATCTTGTAAACCTCTGCGCGCTCTTTCGCTGATCCACGCAAATAATCGTCTAAATCGAACTTGACTTCTTGTGATGCTGGAACGAAATCATTAGCCATTCCAGTCATTGATAAACGCTCTTCAATGGCACACATAATCGGACGCAGCGAGAAGTCGAGCAAGGATTGTCTGGCCAATGTCGCGTTTGTGTACGTCATACTAGATCCGGATTCTGCATCGACGTAATAAGCCGGAATGCCCGTGACTCTGGCGAGCTCGGTCGAAACGTAAGATCTAGCTTGATTTAGTTGTAGCTTCTCTGGGTCGAATCCGAGTGTCTGCAATTCCACATCAGCGTTCAAGAATGCAGTTGAACGATTGCGACGTGATTGCCCCCAAGATTCGAGAAGCTTTGCGATGCGATCTGCTGGAAGAGCAGTGCCATTAGATTTCAAGACCATCGTTGGAACTGGCTCACGTGCGTACATAGTTGCAGCGCGTTCTAATTCTGCACCAGCTTTAATTGTGCGACCGGCACGATTAAGAATTCCCTCATCGACGCCGTAGAACACTGCCAAAGCGCCCACGCCTTCATATGGAACTGGAATTGAATCTACGCAGTAATACTCAATCTCTGTTCCCATGTCATTAGTTTTAATTGTGACGCGAGTTGGATCAATGCGTTCTGCACTGCGAATGCGATATGTGTCTGCATAAATTTCAAGAATGCGCATGTAGCCATATCCGTATAACAATAAATCTTCAGCAAGCCAGGCATAAGTTGCAAATCCTGGAACGCGTGGATCTGGTTGGTTAATTACCTTTGGAGGAGATTCAACGCGAGCGCCATCTGCGCGAGTGCGAACCTTAAGCGGAATTGATGCAACGCTTGACGAAATAATGTTTCGAGCTCTGGCACACGTTGGCACTGACATAAATTCAACGCGAGACGCAGTGATTCCGGCGACGCCGTAGATATTATAAAGAGAGCTAGTGACATTTACTGGAGCCAGAGAAGCTTCAATGTCGGAAGTCGCAGCCGGAGCCGCCGTCGTTACTGTGCGAGAGAATAGACCCATGCGTGAAGTCTAAGGCTCTCCTTTACATCTAAACGACCATAATGTCCATCTCCATCTCTGGGCGTGTCGCAAAGTGTGTCGCAAGTGCCGAAGCCACTGCCGCGCACACTGCAACCGAAGAGGCGCGCCGTCCGATAATCCAGCCGCCATCGCCCATTGGTAATCTCACGGCCGATAATATCTGCTTGGATAATTCTGCCTGTTTTCCGTGGATCAATCTCTTTGAGGTAATCGCTCCTAGCAATTCATCGCAGCTCTGGCCGTAAAGTGCGCCATCGATGTCTATGACAGGAATTCCGGCTGGCGCAAGTCGCGCAGCTACGGCAGAGCTTGTTCTCTTGCTAAAAGCCACATATTCAAGCGGATATTTTCTTGCATAGGGAGCGATGTCATTGGCAATAGCTTTATCGTCTAAGGAAATCGGATTGTGCCAAGTATGCAGAAGCTTGATGTTGAAAGTATCGTCCGCATTCTTTTGAGCAGCTACTAAAGCTCCATCTCTACGATCTGGCGATAGATCAAGGCCGAACCACGTCATTTTCTCAACGTCGAGATGAATCTCATCAGATCCACACTCTTCCCATTCCTTTACAGGAATCGCTCCGGAGATTGTATTGACCCAACGGCAGAGCACCTCCGTCTGGACTACATCTGGCGGATCATTGAGAACGGCGCGGATATTATCTTCGTGGATTGTGTGACCAAGTGCCGGATTGCTGGCGACCCAATTTTTCTCATCTTCAATTTTGTCCGAGAATGCCGACCATTCGAAATAAGCGATGTCGTCGTTGCCACCAGCAGCCGATGCCATACCGCGCTCGCGTAGCTGATTGAGAATTAAGGAATGTTGATCTCCGGCGTTCGAAAATGTCCAGAGCTGCGGATTTTTAGCGGCCATCATTGTATAGCGCATAGCTGACCAAGCTTCGGTGTCTTTAAGCTGACGCGTCTCGTCCATGTACACGGTTTCCGGTTTAGCGAATCCACGCGCTGCGGCATTAGCTGCCTTGACCACGTAGCGAGCGCCGGACATCAATTCAATCTCCTCGGATCCATGAGCCCATCGAATCTTCTTGACTTGTTTAGCTAGTGCTTCGTTGCTCTCGATGATGCTGACCACGTGCCGAAACGTCTCCAGCGATGTAGTCAGAACGTGAGCTGATCCAAGCTGGAGCGATTCTTGCCATAGGAAAAGGCGAGCCAGAATCGACATCTCCATAATCGTAGATTTTCCATTCTGACGAGCTGCAACGACCACCACCAAAGGCGCGTGCCAGCGTCCGTCCGGCTTGACCTTGAGCGCGTGCTCGAATACGAACTTCTGCCACGGCATTAGATCAATGCCAATCTGAGAGGCAAAGTCAATAATTTCTAAGCCCTTAGACGGTAAATCGTTTAGGCGTGAGGAGATTCTAGGCGTTCCTGAGCCGATTAGACGCTTAGGTTCGGTACTGATTCCCTGTTCGACCCTGTTCAAGTCTGTAACGACCTGCAACGCCCGATTCTGCCCTGTTGTGGCCTTAGTCATGGCTAGTGCTCTCTTGTGTCGGTGAAAACGGAAAAGGAAGAGTCAGAGGTGTCCTTGCTACACCAAAAAACACGCCTGTTCGATTGCCTTTCGAATAATTGCATCGCGTACACGCTGCTAAGAGGTTATCTGGCTCATCAGTTCCGCCCTTGCTTATCG